AACTGGGTTTTCGTTAACTCAATCTTTCTTTTACCTGTCGAACGAGTCGCAGGCGCAACCACAGAGGCAGGTTTCTTCGGAGATTCACCGGACCTTGGCCTGTCTTCGTTACCACCGAAAACTTCAGGGAACTTCGACTTCACGCGAGCATCTATTTGCTCGAAATATTCATCCGATCGCGGGTCAGTGCCCGAATTGACTAGTTTTTGATGCAGCCCTAGTGCAAAGCTGGTAACTTCTTCGAACCCGTTTGAACCGAACCACTGGTTTTTGGCCTGCCAGCGCAGGGTTTTTTCGTCCGGTTGAACACGTTGAGGTTCTTGGTAGCTCGTTTGTACCTCAGAATTTTCATCTTGTAAAGGGGTTGGACGAAAATTTTTCGTACTTTCCAATTTCATCTTGGCGTCCAGCAACGCTTCCTGTGCGGCAAGAATGGCATCGGAGTCAAAAGCCTCCTGTGCTACCTTGTATTCACGGCGTGCTTTGTCCAACTCAGCTTCAGCAGCGGTTTTAGCCATCTGCGTAAACTGTTCGGTGCCAGTATTGACGTTTTGACGCAACTTTTTGTTTTCGTCCAACAGGCGTTGTGTAAGAGTCTCGAGTTCTTGCTTTTCCCGCAAAGTAGCTTCTTTGGCTCTGCGTTCGTCGTGACGAGCGTGTGTTAACTCCTTAATACGCTTTTGCGCACCTTGGGTGTACTGCTCAATCTCTTCGTCCGTAGGGTCTTCAACTTCCCTGTCCAGTGGTCTACGACCACGGTCTTGTTCAGGGGTGTCGTCGATGATTGAGACTTCAACATCTTCGTCGTCAGGAGTAACGATCTCAATGTCTATTGTTTTATCCTCAATCTCGTCAGGGAACTTAAATTGTTCTCCAGCCATATCTACTCCTTTAAGCGCGGGTTACACCGCGAGGGTCTTGCACAACACATTCCACCATGTCATCGTTGATGATGCGGAATTCTTTTCCAAATATCTTGAATCGCGTACCTGAGTACGTACGTACCAAGACGAAGTCACCTTCTTTGCACCAAGGACCTGTTGGAAACTTAGTGGTGTCTTTGTACGCATCTGGCCCTACACGCATGACAAACAACACCGTAGTGGCGTGTTCTTCTTGGCGCAGAGTCGTTGCATCTCGAACTAAGTCGAGTGAGGTGCCCGCTAACTTCTCGTCCACGGGAGGGACGATGCACAGGATTTTGTAGCCTGTCGGGATTGGTAATGCAGAGGCTTTTGTTTCCTCTGAGTCGGGTGCATCCAGTTGTTGGATGGAGGGGGGCAGGAGTATTTCACTCATCTGATTCGTCAACTTTCTTTGCAAGGTCGAGTAGATAACCCTCTGCGATGGCTAGACCATGAATCACCCCACAGAGTTTTTGATATTGGTCGAACGTCTGGCAGGAACCTGCGGCTAGGTCATCTGCGTAGTTGTTCATATCGGTGCGTATTTTTTCGCGCAATACGCGTGCGAAGTCTTCAATCATTTGTTAAATATTTCCTTTTGAGTTGTTGCGTGCCTGTGTAGCACGGTCTGCTTTGTCGGCGGCGTCGACTACAAGTTTCTTTTCTTCAAAGTGTATTTTGTCGGCTTTAGCGGCTGCATCTGCGGCGAGTTTCCTCTGTGCCAACGCAATATCTGCTTGGGCTTTCTGTGCCTTAATCTGTACTTCTTGCTGTTTGATCTGCAATTCTTGCTGTTGCATCTGGATAACAGGGTCTTGTGCTTGTTGCTGGGCTTGCATCTGTGCAGCTTGGCCTTGGCTTTGCTGGAGCACTTGTTGTGCGGCTTGAGCCATCATGCCTGAGAGCGCCAACTCAATCTCTGGTGGCAACTTCTCGTCTTCTGGAGGCAGAGGCATGCCCAACTGTTGCTCAATCTTCTGACGATACAAGTAACCAACGTGCTCTGATACGTGCGCCATCATGGCCGCTTGCATCATTGGTGCCTTGGGGTTTTGCCCAACCAACTGCTGTACCAACGGATCGTTGATCATCGACATATGCACCTTGATATGTGCCTCATGGTCTTGGTGCATGAACGCTTTCATAGGCTCGCTACGCAACATTGACATGTTCTCGGATACTGGATCTTTTGGCTTCTCGTCGTCTGGCAACGGGATTAACTTGTCTGGGTTCTTAATGCCAAGAACCTCAAGCATCCTGCGGTGTAGTTGTGGCAAGTCATAGATATCTGGAGCCATCTGCGCCATCTGAACAACCGCTTGGTACTGCACGACACGCTGGGACATCGTGGCAGCATTTGGGTCGCTCACAGGAATAATGTCTACGTTCTCGTAGTCTTCGTGGCGCGCAGAACGACTGCCTTTATCTGGGTCAAAGTTGTATTCTGGCTCGGCGTTGTCACGGATGATGACCGCCAACAGCCCCAACTCTTGCTTGAACGTGTAGTGCAGCCGGGCTTGTACCGCCGTCATAACTTTTAGCTGACGCTCTAGGAGAGCGAGCGTTGTACCCACAGGTGCCTGAGCAGACATGTCTGACACGTTCATGTCCGCAGTAGCCGCGAAACGACGTCCCTCTTCCACGATTTTGTCAAGGAGCGCCGCTAGAACTGCACTTGGCTCTTTGTATGGCAGAGGGAGAATGTTCTCCCGTAGTGCGCCTGAGCCAATGTCTACGTCACGGAACTCTCCGGGTGCTATCGGCGTGTCATCACCTTTAATGCGAAGTCCACGAGACTTGAGGCCCCCGGGGAGGTTCGATAGTGTTCCAGCATCCACCAACTGACGCATGATGCTTGTGGCTGACTTTGCAAATCCTCCAATGAGGTGGAAGAGTCCAAAGCCGTAGGCTCCAAAGCCGGGGATGTACTGGTAGTGCACGAAGTGCTGGCGCTTGAGTCGATTCTCATCGTCTTCTTTCCAATTACGGCGTATCGCCAATATGTCGTTAGAGCCTTTGAGGATGGTGACCACGTACGGTAGAGCAATACCCGTTATCTCCCCGTCTTCATCTTTGTCCTCGTAGCCTACTAAGTCCAAGTCAACGTGGCACTCGTACATGACGTAGCGGTCGTCGTTTAAGTCAGAGAACCCTGTCTCTTTGTCTTTGGCTTTCTTGATATCGTCTTGCGACGCCTTCATCGGGTCTGGCAACTCAATGTCGCGGTAGAACCCAGCCTGTTGCAGTTTAAGAATCTCGTTCTTGGTCTTACGCATGACGTGCGTCACGCGATAACAAGTGTCCATGTCTGTCGCGCCGTATGGCAGGATGATGTCCTCTGCTGGCACAAACATAGAAACTTGACGTCCAATGTTGGGGTCTTCGTAGACCTTCTTGAACGCTGAACCCGTAGCAGGCAGACTCCACAACATACGCTCTTGTTCTGGACGGAACTCTTTCATGACCTCCGTCAACTGGTAGTTCATGTCTTCCTCGACACGCTGCGCAGCTTCTTTCTTTTGCGGAGTTTCTTTACCAATAATTTTTGTACGCACGGGTCCCTGCGCAGGGAACATCTCCGTGATTGTCTCGCTTTGGAAACGTACCACAGCTTCTGTGATCATCGGATGGAACACGCCAGACGCGCCGTTCCAAGGCTCCGTCCGCTCTTCGTACTGCAAGCCCAACAATTTGAGTCCCTGCGTATACGCTTTCTCCCAGTCCTTGCGTGAGTTCTTGTCGTTCTCAATATCTTCAACCAAGTCGCCCGAGAACGACTCCATCGCACTCTCGTCCATCTCCTCAGCCAAGTTGGCGTTGAAGTCATCGCCGTCATCTTCACCCGGCTCGATGTGAATCTCTAAGTCACCTGCGCGGATGTTGACTTCTTCTGGATCAACGATCTCAATCTCGAAATCATCAGGCTGGTCTTGCGCCAAGTCTTCAATGCCTTGTGGCTGTGTGTATAGCGCTTTGTCGATATTGGTTGCCATGTTGGTCCTCAGTAGTAAGCGTGTTGCTTACGTTTAAAAATTATGGGTTCATCTTTCTCGTCACTATCCAACGATATGAACCCGCCTTGTCTGAATCGCATTAGTGCTTGGGATGTCGTATCGACAAAGTCGTCATGCTCACCAACTGGGAACGCCGCAACCTCCTCGATCACCTCACGCGCCCAACGCGTGTCCGGTGCCCACACCATGCCTGACGCGAACAAGTCCGCAATCGCGTTCAATCGTACCATCTTGTCATTGCCACGGCTAGGGTTTGTCTCCCACGCGGGGATGCCCATCGCTCTGAATTCTTGTATCAACGGTGCGCCAGCAGACTTCTTCTCCACAATGAACGCATCAGGCTCCCACTCTCTATAGTGTTTGA